ATTTAGAACAATTCCGAATTCACGCCAGGCGTGTTCAAAAGTCCGGTCGGCGAACGAAGCTTTCCGCTCGCCGCGCCGGATTCAAGAAACGGACTTGATGGTCGCCTTGGCGGTGACACGCCCGTAAACAGCGAGCAGGCCGCCGAGTGCGCCAGCTATGTTGACGACTGAGTCGACCAACTGGCTCTTGTCCGTCGCACCAAGGTCGATACCGGCAAAATGCAACACGGATGCGACGATTGAAATCAGCGCGCCCCAAATGGTCTTCGAACTGTACCAATTCTTGAGATCTATCATTTTCTCTCCTTCAAGATGAAACTCACACAACACATGTCGCGTGCGCCGGAATGCCGAGCGGCACACGTTCCCCAAGTTGCCGGACACGCAGGCTGAGGCTGTTTTGCGGATGGCCGAAATCGGCGAGTTCGTCAGCGGTGGGATAAAGCCACTCCGCCCTGTCGGATTCGCTTACTCTCAGAACCGCGGTTGGAAAAATAGGGAGCTGCACTTTCCGACGACTTCGGATCCGCAAAGATGTTCGGCTGGTTGCCGCCCTTGTCGATGGCGCCGCAGCCGAGTTCAGTGAACCAGACAGGTTTGCTGCGCGGTACCCACGATGTCGGCGTCGGGATTTCCACGCCACCGATCCGCTCATGATGAGGATTGGACCACCAGCTCGCGATATCCTTGTAGCGAAAAACCCAGGGCTTTCCGGCGAACCCGTCCGAAATCGGACTACGCTCCCTCGGCCGGCGGGCCGCGTCACTCTCGTAGTACCAATCGAAACCCTCGCCCGCACTGATCGCCACAGTCATCGCCTGGACGTCATCGGCTGTCCGGAAACCGTCAGGGCTGGCGTTCGCGAGATCGTCATCCCGCCAATCGGCCAACGGCATTTAATTGTCGATGCCGACGGCATCGATCGCCGGTGACGACCAGAGCGGATCGAGATTGAAAAAGACATCGCCGCTGCCATCCTGTGGATGGTAGCCGAAGTACTCGCTCCAGTCGGCGCCGTAAGTCAGCTTCGTCGCCGGCACGAGCGACTTCACATCGGCTGCGAGAGCCGTCAGCGCCGCGACGAATGGAAAGCCATTGGCTCCATCGCGCACGTGCGTCAGCCCACGCAATTCCGATCCGACAATGAAGCCGTCGACACCACCCGCCGCCTTTGCCAGTTGCGCGTAGTGCAGGATGAAGCCGCGGTAGCCGGTCTCGCCGCCGGCATAGGTCACACGCTGTCCGTCGACCGAAAAATCTGTCACCTGCGCCGCCCCCGTGAAGGCGGACAGTTGGCCTGCCGCCTCTGCGGTCCGGTCCACGCTTCCCGCCTGGCCGATCGCCGGGTGGCAGGTGATCCGCCCGCGCAAGGGATAGGCAGGTTGGGCCGAGGCCCCGTACGGGTCCGGCAGGCTGTTGCCGGCCGGGATATCCATCATCACAAAAGGACAGAGGTAGACCGCAAGCCCGCGATCCTTGAGATCGGCGATCGCCGAGACAACACTCGCATCATCAGGTGTGCCGCCGTAGGCGGGACCACCACCGCTCCGGCTGACGAGGTGGGCGCTCTCACGCGATTGGCCGGAGACCGACCATAGGCTGCTTTCGTTACGCGCCGAAACTTCCACGCCGGGCAGAATGCGGCATTCACCCGCGCGCAGATCGGTCCCGAACCATGAGACGACAAACGCGACGCGTTCGAGGTTTGGGCAGAGCGCCATGAGTTCGTCGATCGAAACGTCCCAGTCGGTCAGTCCTTGCAGGCTGTGGCGGTTCAGGACCCGCGCGCTGCCAGCCCCCGTGCTTTCGGAGACGGCGACCGTGCGGTAGCCATGTTCGGTCGCACCCGGGATGATGCAGGCAGCCTTGATCTGGCTCTCCAGCGTACCGATCGGTCGGACAACCTCGAACTGCAGCAGCGGGATACGGTTGCCATAGGCATCCAACGGCAGCCGCTCGAAAACGACATAGGCAAGCCCGCGATAGGCCGACGCCATGCCGGCTCCCTGCTTCGCCTCGATCAGGGGATCCGGCTGCTGATCGCGGTCGCCGGGATAGAACCGCATCTCGACGCGTGTCAGGTCGAGCTCCTTGCCATCAGCCCAGACCCGGCGAACACAGGCGACAGGTCCCTCGCAAAGCCCGATCGCAAGATTGGCAAAGTAGCGGAATGTCTCGACCCGCTGCCCGCTTGAGGATTTTCCACCGGTGCGCTCGCTCGTCACCTGCTCCTCGAAGCGTGTCGCCCAGATCAGCGTCCCGCCCACCCTAGCCGTTCCATAGACCCTGTTGATCGCCGTCCCTTCGTCCAGCCGCGCGAAAGCAGGGCGTGATCGACGACGCTTCCGGCGAACGCACCGGCTGCGCGGCCGATGATGGCGCCAACCGGGCCGAAGACGCTGCCGAGCGCTGCACCGGCCGCCTGAAAGAGAAGTGTTGCCATGAACCACCGGAGAATGGAGAGGAATTGCCGGCTTCAGCCGGAAACGGAGTCGTGTTCGGGAAAGCGAAACACAGCCACGATCCGCCTGCGCCAGCTCGGCACCAGCGGTGAACAGACGACCGAAGCCTGCTCATAGGCATGGATGAATTGCCGTTCGCCGGCGAGAATGCCGGCATGCTTCGCCGCCACATCCGGCCGCCAGCGGAACAGCAGCACATCGCCCGGATGTGCTTGCATCAGTGGCAGCGGCGGTCCGAAATGCTTCAGCGCCGCAGCCATCAGGCGGTCCGTGCCGCTTCGCTCGGCCCAGTCTGGCGCATAGGGCGGCGGCAATTCCGGTTCCTCGCCATAGACCTCACGCCACACGCCGCGGATCAGGCCGAGACAATCGCACCCGACGCCCTTGGTTGACGCCTGATGGCGATATGGGGTTCCGATCCAGCTCTCGGCGGCGTTCAGCACCTTCTCTTCAATGGGTCTCATTTGAACAACGCGCTCCCGTCATGAACGGTCTCGCCATCGGCGTAGGTATAGGCGAAGTCGGCACCCGGTATATGCGGGAACCCCCGGAAATTCAGATGGTTGGAGAATTTTGTTCGGCATGTGGAAAAAGCCTTGTCGCATCCGGCAGTCAGGCGAACCCGATCGCCGACCTCGGGCAGCACGGTCAGCGGAAGCCACAGTGTCAGCACGCCATCGGCGCCGGAATAGGACTCGATGATCCCGCCCTGCCCCTCGGCGGCGCCATCGAGAAACGCCAGTTCGCCGAAACGGAAGAAGTCGTCGCCCATGCTGCCGATCCCGGAAACCTGGATCTGGCTTTCGTCACGCACCAGCGCCACGATACCTTCGGCGTGAAATTGCGGCTGGGCCAGATCCACACCGCATCTGCCGTCCCCAAGCGCAGCATCACAACGCCTACCGTAGACGCGCCCCTGCGGCTGGTTCAGGCGGTGGGCAAAACTGCGAAGTTCAGCACGAAACTGACCGGCATCGCGAACGACCTCGCCGATTTCCTGCACCTTGATCAGCAAGTGCTGCTCCGGCATCGACCAATTGACGAGGAACACCTCCACACGGGCGCCGTCATAGACGCCACGTTGAAGGTCGTCCTCGATAATCGCATCGCTGGAAAAGCCGCCCGCAACGTCGTTGGTCGCCGCAGGGAGACCGGCTTCCTCCTCGGTCGCGCTTGCCGAAAAGCCGCTCGCTGCCGTAAAGCTGGTATCGGCGAATGCGAGGTCGTGATCATGCTCGGTGAAACCGAGGACGACGCCATCCCGCCTCGTCACGCGCCAGGCATGGCAGAGCGTCGTAGCGTCGCAACCGAGGTGCATCGCCAGAGAGGGATCAATGGTTCTCACGGCACAATCTCCGTCAGCGGAATTGTCGGAATACGGCCAGCGTTGAAGGCCGACAGATTGACGTCGATCCGGCCGATCGCGAAGCGAACCGGCACATCGAATTCGAAGCCCGCTGTAATGGGCGCGCCCGCAGCAGGAATATGACCGGCAGCAAAGCTCACGAGGCCGGTCGCGGCATCGCAAGCGAAGGCCGAAGGTCCTTGCTCAACGCCATCAACAGCAATGATCACCGAGCCTGCCGCCGGCTTGCGGATCGTTCGAACGCTGCTGGCAGCCGTGTCCCCATAGGTCTTCGCAAGCTGAAAGCTTGCCGTCGTGCCATCGCCGATGCCGATAACCTGATCCAATGCCGTCACCGGCATATCCGGCCGCCCCGACGTCCAATCGACCGGATCGCGAAAGCGGAAGCCGTAGAGTTCGCCGCTGCGCGCCTCGAAGAATTCGAGCACCTCATAGAGATCGGCAACCGAACGCAGCCCCGAGCCGGCGTCATAGCTGCGCCGCGCGTCGCGCCAGCGGCTGTTGCGGCTCTCGCGGCCGTTGGAAAGGTTGACGATATCGGTGCGCCTGACGGGGCCGCCGCTCGTCGACAGCGACAGGCGCAGCGGAAAGCGCACCTCGTGGAAGCCATTTACCATGATTGCCTCAGAGATTGCGCTGGCCGCGCATCGCCGTGCGCGCCAGCATGGCGGAGATCTGCGCCTCGCTTTTCTGAAAGCTCTGCGCATCGGTTGCAGTCACGTTGAAGACGATCTGCGGGCCGGACGACCCGCCCGAAGCGGCAACACCCAGCGCCCCGTCGGCACCGCGCTTCAGCGGCAGGATCGCCTCGCTACCTGCTTCGCCCATCAGCCCCATGTTGCCAGCCATCGGGAAGTAGGTCGGCTGCGAAACCACGCCGCCATCGGCGAAAGGCAGGAGCTTGCCGAAGCCGCCAAGAAGGTTCGACGCCGCGCCAGAGATCATCGTCTCGAGCGGCTTCAAACCGGCCGAAAGCGCAATATCCGCGAGGCGGCTGCCGAGACTGCGCAGCACGTCATCAAGACCCTTGCCGCCATCGACCGCACCGCGCAAAGCGCTCGACAGGGCCGAGCCGAACGAGCGCGAGCGGCTTTCGAGACCGTCGAGCGCGCGCTGAAGTGTCTCTGCCTGTGCTGTTATGGCGGAGAGGTCGGCATCATCATTCTCCATAATCGTTCCTTCGTTTGGAGGGTGTCGTGCCGTCCGGAAATTGCGCCATCAGCGCGCCGAGATCGGCCCGGGTCACCGTGCTGCGCGGCGCCAATCCGCCGGCAACGACATGAAACTCAACGGGCGTCATCGCCCAGAACACAGTTGGAGGCAGCCGCAGCAGACAGAGACCGACGTGGAGGACGCGCGCCCAGGGGAAAGGCGTCGCGCGATCGGCCTCGATATCTGCTGCGGCTAAAGGGGGCGCGGGGCAATCTCCGCGCTCTCCCCGATGAATGTCGCGGCAAGCAGGTTGCCGACGACAACAGCGCAACCGGCAATGCCGCCATCGATGCTCGCCTCCGCCACCTCCTGATCGGAATAGAGATTGCCGCCGCCACGAAGGCCGGCACCGATGATGCGGATCATGTCGGCGGCCTTCAGTTGTCCGCGCGAGAAGCGCTCGGCCAGACCGACGAGATTGTCCGCGGAGAACGCTGTCTCCAGTTCCGCCAACGCGCCAAGCGTGAGGCAGAGGATCCGCTGTTCACCATCGATGACAGCCTCGATCTCGCCGCGGCGCCGGTTCGCCCTTGCCCCCGCCGCCCGCATCAGAGCGCCTCGAAGCTGATGGCGCCGGCCGATTCCAGCGCCAACTCGAACATCACCTCTCCGTTATACTGGCCGGAATATTCGAGCGTACTCGCCTGGAACGGCCCCATCACCATGCCGAAATCGGGGACGATGATCTGCCAGCTCAGGATCGACGCATTGAAAAATGCATTCCGCACCAGGCCATCGGAGGTGGCATCCTTGAAGATGCCAGCGCCCGAGACCGACGCACGCTGCACGCCAGCGCCGCCCAGCAACTCGCGCCAGCGCCCGGCGCTCTCGGCGTCGGTCACGTCGACGGTTTCGGCGTTGAAGGCGAGCCGTTTCGACCGCAGCCCCGCCACCGTTTCGTAAGCCGTTCCGTTGAATATCTTCAGGAGCAGGTCCTTGCCCTTCTGCGCCACCATCGTCCGATCCCTTCGAGAAAACAGGCGCAGCAGGCGCCCTTGATGTCGTCCACTTGTCACTTTCAACCAGCCGGCGAAGCTGCTACGACCTTGCTCGCCCCTACCCCGTTCGCGTCAAAGCCCGCCATGTCTCGATCCATCCCCCTGCGCTCCGTGCAGACGATTGCCGTGCTTGCCGTCACGCAGTTGATTGGCTGGGGCACCACCTTCGACATGCTCGGTGTCATGGGCCGCGTCATTGCGCCCGATCTCGGCTTGCCGAACGAGATGGTCTTCGGTGGGCTGAGCATCATGATGGTCGTCAGCGCCCTGGCCGGCCCAACGACCGGCCGGCTGCTCGCCCGACATGGAGCCGCCCGCGTGCTTGCCGCCTCCTCGATCGTCTTCACGATCGGTCTGCTGTTGTTGTCAGCCGCGCAGGGCATCATCCTTTATGGGCTTGCCTGGATCGCCATCGGCGCCGGTGGTGCCTTCGGTCTTTCCGCCCCCGCCTACACCGCCGTCGTCGAGCGCGCCGGTCCTGACAGCAAACGGGTGATTGCCATCCTCATGCTGTTCACCGGCCTTTCGAGCGCGATTTTCTGGCCGATCCTCAGTCAGCTGAACGCGACCGTCGGCTGGCGCATGACGTTCCTGATCTGCGCGGCGTTGCAGTTTTTCGTCTGCCTGCCGCTGCATGTTTTCGCCCTGCCGAAGCCGATCGCCATTGCCGCGGATCGCAGCGCCGCACAGGAAACGCCGGTGCCGCTCTCGCCTGCGGGACAGCGCAAGGCCTTCCTGCTGGTTGCCGCGGCAACCACGATCTCGACCTTCGTCACGTTCGGCGTATCGCCATCGCTGCTCGAAATCCTCCGCCAGTCCGGCGCCTCGCCTGCGCTGGCGTTGCAGCTCGGTTCGGCGCGCGGCGTGATCGGCATTTCCGCCCGCTTCCTGGATATGCTCCTCGGCCGCCGCGGCAATCCGATCCTCAGTGCCGCAATGGGCGTGAGCCTGATGGTATCAAGCTTCCTGATGCTGCTGCTGATACCACCCTCGACGCCACTGCTCGTCACCTTCATCCTGCTCTACGGCTTCGGCTCCGGTGTCATGACCGTCGCCCGCGCACTGCTGCCGCTCGCACTGTTCTCGCCGCGCGAATTTGGGCTGCAATCGGCTCGCCTGTCCCTGCCACAGAACCTCGCCAACGCCGTCGCGCCGGTCGTCTTCACGGCAATCCTCGACCGCGCCGGCGCCGGAACCGCAATCGCGACCTGCGCGACGCTCGCCGTCCTCTCGCTCGGCTTCGTGCTGATGTTGGCTGCGCAGGTCAAGGCAGCGACCAAAGTGTACGAACCGGCCTGAGATGCAGGCAGCTGCTACAATGGGCGGGACATTTTGAGGTCACTGTCCCATCTTCGTTAAAAGCAGCCCATCGCTTGATCTTGGAGGAGAAGCACATGGACCGGTTCACTGGCGGTTGCCGCTGCGGCAACGTCCGAATTGTGGCAACTGGACGCCCCTATCGGATCGGCATTTGTCATTGTCTCGACTGCCGCAAGCATCATGGCGCGCTTTTTCACGCGTCGGCGATCTTCCCTCAGGATGCGGTGACGGTGGAAGGCGAAGCAAGCGATTACGACGGGCGGTTCTTCTGCCCCCGCTGCGGCTCCCCGGTTTTCGGACGCTCCGGAGATGAAGTCGAAGTGAACCTCGGCTCGCTCGACGCTCCTGACCAGTTGAAGCCGACCTACGAACTCTGGACCGTCCGGCGCGAAGCGTGGCTGCCACCGTTTCCGCTGTCGAGACACTACGAACGCGATCGCGACGCCACCAGCCGCTTCGAGGAATAGATCCCGACGCTACGACGTCTCCGTCACGGCCCTGAAGCGCAGCTCGGCAACATAGAGCTTCGTCTTGGCTTCGCGCCGGCTCTGTGTCCTGACATGCAAAAGGCTGACGAGGTGGTGCTGGCCAAGATCGAACGCCGCATCGTGCAACAGGGCATGGAGACGCGCAGCGACCAGCTGCGTCTGCTTTCGCCCGCCGGAATCGATCCAGATTTCGAGCGAGAGCAGATGCTCCGCGCCACCCTCCGTCGAGGTCGAATAGTCGTTGCTGACGACTTCGCCGATCAGCACGCAAGGAAGCTTTCGCCCGGTCACCAGCCGATCGCGGATGCCGTCCTCGCCGACCATGCCCAGAAGCTCGGTGTCTCCGGTCAGGCGCGCATGGATCGTCGTTAGCAATTCACAGGCTGCGCTCATGGCTCTCGCCTCCCTTCGCCGCAGACTTGCCCGCAACATCTTGAGCCACCCGCGCCAGGATCTCCGCCAGATCACGGAGCGTGATTGCCAGGACGGTTCTCATCGTCCTTCCTCCTCGCAGAGGCAGCAGAGGTAGCGGCCGGTTTCGTCAGGATCGCGCCAAGTGCCGATGGCAAACAGCCGATCGCCCTTGCGAAGCCGCATCCCGGCCCTGATGTCGCTGCGGAACCGCAGCCAGATACGGTGCGTCAGCGTGAAGACGTCAGCGCCCGCCCGCTCCTCGCGGACTTCGCTCACCGGTTCGATCCGCGCCCAGACGGAGGCAACCGGCGTGAAGGTGATGCTCGCGCCGCCCTGCCCATCCGCTGCCTCTTCCGGCGCCTCCAGTTCGAGCCGCGCGGTCATCTGGCCGGGATCGAAGAAGACGGACCGCATCAGAGCCTCCGCATCAGGAACGGCGCAACCAGCCGGTCGTAACCAACGGGTATGTCCGCCGGCTGATCCTCGACGGCCAAAGCACCCCTAAAGGCAAACATCTGGGCGACATGCATCAGCATTGCCCGCTTCAGCGTGTCGGGCACTTCCGCACCGCTTTCCCCGAAACCGGCGGAAAAATCGATCTCGATGCCGTTTGCGGCGATAGCAGCATTCACACTCCGATCGAGCACCAGGCGGGCCGGCCGGGCATTGCCGTCAAGCACATGACCGGTCGCGGGCAAGACCACTTCCTCGCCCGTCTCATCGTAAATGCTCAGGCTTTCAATGGCTTGCACCGGCCCCTTGGCAATCTGAATCACGCGGTCTTCAGGTATCGATTCAAGATGGAGGCGCCAGACCTGGGTGATCAGGCAGAGGCCCGTCGTCCGCTCCAGATGCTCGCGAGCGACGCGGATCAGCGAGGCCAGCAGCGTGTCTTCGTTGCCGTCGTCAAGCCGCAGGTGGGCCTTCGTCTCGGCAAGTGTCAGCGCTTCCGCGACAGGCGGGGTAATCAGTGCATAGGTCATGGACGATCCTGAATTGGTGTGGTGCAGGCATGTTCGGCAGGCGGATGCGGGCAGCCGCACCCGCCCTGCCTCGCTTAACTCACAGCGAACTTGATGAGCTTGATCGCCTCGAAGTTCTGCACCCCGCCGCCGACACGCTTGGTCGTGTAGAAGAGCACGTAGGGCTTGGCGGAATAGGGATCGCGCAGCACGCGCACGCCGGTGCGATCGACGACGAGATAACCCGCGCGGAAGTCCCCGAAGGCGATCGACAGCGCATTGGCCGCGATATCGGGCATGTCCTCGGCCTCGACAACCGGGAAGCCGACGAGCGAGGCCGCCTCGCCCGCCGTCGCCGGCGGCTGCCAGAGATAGCGGCCGTCGCCATCCTTGAGCTTGCGCACCTCGGCCTGGGTCTTGCGGTTCATGACGAAGTTGGCGTTCTGGCGATGTCCGGCCTTCAGCGAATAGATCGTATCAACAAGCGTGTCGGAAGCACCCGTGGTCTTGAAGGCGCCGGCAGCACCCGTCGCGATATAGCCGAGATTGCCCCAGCTCCAGGCGCTGTCGGCGACCGCGGCATAGGCGAGAAAACCCTTCGGCTTGTTGGTGCCGTCGCCGTTGACGAAGGCAGTACCTTCCTGCTCGGCAAAGACGGTATCAACCTCACTCGAGATCCAGGCTTCGATATCGACGGCGGCGTCGTCAAGCAGCGCCTGTGTCGCCGCGGGCATGGCGTAGAGTTCCATCGTCGGGAAGGAGAGTTCCGCCAACTGGGCGCTCGATGTCTGCGGGCGGGCCGCCGTTTCGGCCACCCAGCCGGCCGCCATGCCTGACGTCGCGAACGGCTTCTTCAGCACGGGTACCGAGACCTGACGCACCGTCGCAAGCGAGCGGATCGGCGAAACCACGGAAAGGCGACGGCCGATCTCGGTGTCCGTCTCGGGCGGCACAAGATAGCCGCCATCGGTCCCCGTGCCCGCCGATATCGCTTTCGCCTCAAGCTCGCGCAAACCGGCCTCGTCGCCACGGCGGATATACTGCTCGAACGCCGCCTTGTGCTCGTTCGCCTCGTTGCCGTTTGCGCCGCCACGCCCGAGCGGCGGCCGCGCCTTCTTCAGCGCCAGCTGGTCGAGCGCCTTCTTCTGCTCGTCCATCGCCCTGGTAATGCGATCCATCTTGTCGCGGGTGACGACATCGGCCGTCAGCTTCTCCTCGATCTCGGACAGGCGCCGGTCGTTGGTATCCTTGAAGGCCTCGAACGCCTCCATGAACTCGTCGAAGGCTGCTGTCATTTCCGGCGCCGCCTTGATTTCTGGCGCGATCCTCGAACCCGTCTCATGCATGTCGGTCATGTCCCGTTTTCCTATCTGAAGGTTTCTGTCAGCATCATCCGGGCGGCCCGGCGCATGGCGCGGACAAGCTCGGTCTCCTTGTCGCGGAACCACCGCGCATTCTTGATGTTCTGCACGCGCGCCGAAGGCAGCATCGGGAAGGTCACGACAGAGATCTCCCAAAGGTCGGCTTCGAGGATGCGGCGCACCCCCGACTTCGCATCGGTCTTTGCCCGCACAGTGCGGAAGCCGATCGAAAGCCCGTCGAGCGCGCCGTTCTTCAGGAGCTGGTGCACCTCGCGCGCCCGGGAGACACCTTCGGCAAGCATGCCCTCGACATAGAGGCCACGGCTGTCCTCGCGGATCGTCTTCCAGGCGCCGATCGGCTCGGCCGGGTCATGCTGGAAGAGCATGCGAACGCCGCCCGCCCCACGCTCGGCCAGCGACTTTCGGAAGGCGCCGCGCTCGATCGCATCCTTGCCGAGATCGACTTCGCCGAAGACGCTGGCATAGCCGGAAAAGCTGCCGTCGCGCTTCAGCCCCCTGAGCTCGAGATTGGCGAACTTGCGCGTATCCGCGCTCATGGGTGATCGCGCCAGCGCGCGGCTTGCGGTCATGATGGTCTCCTCGTTTTTTGGAATGGTCTTGCGGGCTAACGCCCGCGCGCGCCGTATCGTCCGGCGAGGCGCGACAGGATGCCGAGACCCCACCAGGCACAGAGGCTTGCCGCTGCCGATCCCGACAGCGCGACCTCAGAGGCCGAGAGGCGATCCGCCAGCGCCAGCCTTTCGGCAATCCAGATACCTGTCGGCCCGCCGAAGATCGTCCCGCAGGCAAGGCCGGTGAAGAAGCGGCTCGCGGCCTCCCGCCGGCTTTTCGGCAGAAGGTAGACGAGCGACACCGCCGCCCCCGCCGACGCGCCGAGCGCCCTGGTCGCCCAGAGTCCGGCATCGTTGGAAAGGTCTGTCATCGCAGGGATCCTTTATCTGCGACACGGCCCGGGAGCCGCTTAGGAGTCAACATTGGGCGCTCCCCGCAGGTAGCGACTTCAGGAAATCTTTTGAATCACTTACGGTGTATCTCTCAGAGAGACGTATAGGTACGACCAACGGCCTCTAAACCATTGTTCAGAAACAGCTAACGACTCTTGTTTGCCTCAAATTTATACTTGACGGCAACGCACTCTTATGAAGATCATCCAGGCAACATTTTCAACCATCAGAGGAATTTATGCCTGACGAGTATAATAAGACAACGGAACCTGAGTTCTCAGAGATCGTATTGCAGCTTTTGGCAGAGGCTCCAAATGGTCGCCTTACGTTTGCTCAACTAATACGTCAAATTCCGAGCCGAATTCGCCTCACCGAGGCCGACTTAGCTCAATCGCAGACGCGACCCGCAGAGGCTGTTTGGGAACAGCGGGTGAGGAACATAAAGTCGCATAAGACAGCATTCGGCAATATTATTGGCGAAGGCTACGTCACGGAGATCGCCAGCGGTCTCGAAATTACTGCTGCTGGGCGACACAGGGTCGGAAGAGGCTAAAGATAGTCTCCAGCACGTTCTAACTTCTTCCTGCAAGGCGGCACCCAAGCGAGTCTCGGGTGTCCGCTATTGGACTCCTTTTCCCATACGAACCATGCATAGCCTGTCGCTGTCGACGCTTTGGCATCAACACGGCCCTTCACCATGGGAACTCGTTCGGAGAACTGCGCAAATATGCTCGGCGGCGTCGTGCTGAAGATGCTTTCATACCGACCAACACTCTCCAGGAAAACCGTGCGCGCTAGTATCGCTACGCCTTTCCGGGCGACAAAAAGCGCCCTGTTCACGAACTCCTCTGCTAGGCGGAAAGGTGGGTTCGTAATAACCCAATCGTGGGACAGCGCCTGATAGGGGAAGGTGAGAAAGTCCCTTATCGGGGCAAATCCGTAGGGATAGGCGTCTGCAACATCGACGTTGTCGAAATATTCGGCGAGCGGTCTGGCCATGTATCCGCGCCCGGCGGCGGGTTCAAGGCAACTCATAGACCTTGTCTTTTCAACACCAATAACATTCTCAATTAGCGCCCGCGTTGCCCACGGCGGCGTCGGAAAGTCGTCCGCGCTGTCCGACGGTTCAAAGCGCTGCGCCATGACGGCATGTGAAGTATTTTGCATCGCTTCCTCTTTCGATTTAGCCCGCCAAAATATCTGAGCCGTCGGGAAAACTAAACCTAAGCATACAAAAAATTAAGCTACCAACCTTGCTTGAAGCTACCGCCGCCTCAATACCCCACCGCCTGCCGCTTCTCTTCATCCGTCAGGAAGGCCGCACTTCCGACGCGCGTCCACAGCTGGTCACGCTCGGCCGCAAGCCCGGCCACCTTGTCGAGATCGGGCTCAAGCCGCAGGCGGTCCTGGTAATGTCCGGAGAGCCAAGCCGAGATTGACGCAGCAGTGCGCGTCAGCATCGGCAGAACGGTCAGCCGGTAGAAGGCGCGGTTCGCCTCCTGATAGTTGGCATAGGTGTTGTCGCCGGGAATGCCGAGCAGCATCGGCGGCACGCCGAAGGCGAGCGCGATGTCGCGGGCAGCGCCATTGCGCGCCTCGACGAAATCCATGTCCTTCGGCGACAGTCCCATCGACTTCCAGTCGAGCCCGCCTTCGAGGAGCAGCGGGCGCCCGGCCCGCATCGGGCCGGAATAGCCCTCGTCGAGCTCCTGTTTCAGCCGCTCGTACTGGTCGGGCGAGAGATTGCCGCCCTCCTTCGGCTGATAGACCAGCGCGCCGGACGGACGAGCCGAATTGTCGAGCAGCGCTTTGTTCCAGGTCGCCGCCGCGTTGGAGAGATCGAGCGCCACCTGGGCCGCGGCCAGCGGCGGGAAGCCGAGGTGGTCGTCGAGCGGATGGAAGAGCTTCAGATGCAGCAGACCGAGCCCTTCCGTCTCCGCCGGAAAGCGGCGCACGGAAGCGCCGGCACGGTAGTCGTAAGCCTCCGGCCACCCGTCCCTGCCCTCGACGATGCCGATGCGGTCCGGCCGCAGCAGATGCAGTTCGCGCAGGCTTCCGCCGACCAGCAGCGGCTCGACATAGGCGTTGCCTGACAGGAGCAGGTGCCCATAGAGCGCCTCGAAGAAGTCAGGTCCGCCCATGCGCCCGTTCGGCTGGCTGAGCAGCGAGAGGATGGCATGATCCGGCCGCTCGCGATCGCCCTCATACAGCAGCCACGGCACCGAGGCGGCGGCTTCAGCAATCAGCCGGACGCTGCGATGCGCGACCGGGTTCTTCATGAAGCCCTCGCGCGACAGTGCCGCATAGGAGCGTCCCGTCCAGCTCGCCCTTCCTTCGACGGCCAGCGACATGAAGCCACCCGCAGTCTTCTTTTCGGGCACGGGTGCGCGGCCCGCCGTGGAGCCCCACGGCAGCAGTGATCTCAATCTCATGGTTGGTATCCTGGAGTTAGGCGGACTCTCAAGCCTGCAGCGTGATGACGGCCAATCGCAGGTGGAGCCCGATCAGGCCTTGAAGGCGACTTCTATGCTTTGCCAGTCCTGCGCCACGATCCGGCATTTGGTCTCGAAACCCTCGCCCTTGATCATCAGGAAGAATTCCGCAGGTATGCCAGCGGAACTGGAGACGGAGAGCCCCGCGCTGTCGGTGCCGAGCAAGCGTATGGTGCAGTCAATCGTCGAGCTGCCGTCGTTGAACATGATGGATCCCGCCTTCAGGACGCGACGGCGCGAACCGGTCGGACCATCAGCGCCATAGCCTAGCCAGATTTACGCGAGACGCCCGAGTCCTTTCACGCTATGAAGGGACCCTAGATCCCGCCTGTCAGACACCGAGGTTTCCAGATGACTTTGAAAGTCCTTTTCATTGGCGGCACCGGCCAAATCTCTTACCCATGCGTCGAGCGCGCCGTTGCCGAGGGTCATGATGTCAGCGTTTTCAACCGCGGCCTGAGACAAGACCCTTTGCCTGCAGG